GTGACCCAGGCCCACCTAGAGGCCGTCGGAAGGACCTCCCCCCACGGACGGTCCATCCGATGGCCTGGGCGACCAGTGCCAGTGAGGGACATACCAATGGCGCTGGCCGACAGGTACAAGGAGATGTCTTTTGAGAGCGTCGAGCGCGGGGCCTCTCTGCAGTACTCGACGATAGGCGAGTGGAGACGAATGGCCTCGTCGCTGACGGAGGCCGTCTGGTCCGATCTAACAGGGCTGACTGACCCAGACCTGAAGGCTCTGGAATTGGAAAACATCGCGAAGATGAACGTGTGCTGGAGGGACAGAGGGCTGGGCAGCCTCGTTGTGGACGCACCTCTTGAGAACAACAACGCGCGGCAGGGCCATTGGCTGACGTCCGACCTGAGAGCTATCGGCCTAGAGCTCGTAGAGCGCGCTAGGCAGATCGGTCCCTCGCAGCTCAGGAGTTGGGCTGACGAGGCGACCCTACCGACCAACAAGAACAAGGGCGCTCCTTTTGCCATCCCAGGTGGCAATCGGAAAGCCTGCGCCCCCCTGAGTTGGGGAGGCTATTTCCTCAGCTCCACCGCGGACATCAGCGACTGGCTCAGTTCGGTTGGCACTTACCAGCTGGGACTCATTATCCTGACGTTCATGCGGCTGCAAGGAGCCGATCCAGCCAAACTCCAGCCGTCATGGGCTCTCCAGGGGACGGAACTCGTGCCCGGAATCCCCCAGCCCGGACCCAAGAGGCGCAGGGTCCAAGGCATGCCCATGAGCATACAGATCCCCACCATCCGGATCCAGGCCGTGCTCCGGAAGGTGATGGACACCATGGGCTTCATGAACGGCTCGACAGACTGGATTCAGAGGCAGATCGACGCCAATCCGAGGCTATTCTCAGTGTCGGTGGATGCGAAGGCATTCGACGACAGCGTGTCGCGAGAGGCGTATGACACCTGCGTGACCGAAGCGATCTCACCGTTCGGGTGGTATCTGGCCGCAGCCGGTATCGTTACCAGGCAAGAGGCCTTGATGTCGGATGCGGTCCACTATTATCTCGCCACTATGCGCATCCTCTCCCCTCCAGTCGCCACCACCGAAGGAGCCCGCCTACTCACGCGTTCAGGGAGGGTCCCAAGCGGAATGCGCGGCACATCCAACATTGACACAATAATAGAGCAGGCGGCCGGCCGCGCCCTATTGCGAGACATCGGAGTGCGCGGCGCCGTTGCGAACTTCGGGGACGACACCGTCCTGCTCTCAAAAGACGGCCGCGTCACAGAAGCCTTCGGAGAGAAGGGCCTGGAGCGGTACGGGCTTACCTACGAACGCGGAGCCGGGCTGACCTTCTTGGCAAGGTATTTGCAGCCACACAGGCCGGCTCATACCATTCTGGCCCGAATGGTGTCCGGAACACTGAACAAGGAGACCAAGAACGAGCCGACATCGGTTCTGACACTGGCAGCGGGCATCGCCGCTCGCCAGACCCTACTCCGCGGCCACCCCTTGGCATCCAAGTTTCTTGGCTACCTAACCGGCCATAACGCCAACCTAGACACGGCAGTTCAGATCGCGAGGACGACGGAGCCAACCAGACTGATGAT